GTGATCGGCAGCTGCCGATCACGCCTCTGTGCAACTCAATGCACACATGGGTCTTTTCGATGCCCATGGAGAAGCGGGATAACGTCCTGCGACTAGAGCACTTAACGTAGTTAAGCCAGCTAATCGCTGTCACTGATTACGGTCGACAACCGTAGGGAGTATATTTCGCCGAAAAGCGAGTATACATACGCGGTCTAGATAAGTGAACCTCCTGTTAAGTAGGGGCTTGCAATCCTGAACTCCCCCGGGAATTGTAGCGAAAGCTGTAATTTCCGGGGGTCTTAACAATCACGTCATGAGGACATATGCCAGTAAGAACCCATTATGGGAAGTATGGCGGATTCATTACTATCGGAGAACGCTTCTCTTCACCCGATTCGCCCACTATCGAATCGCATTCAGTTTCTCAATACAATGGCGGTGACGCCAACGTAACGATAACTGCGTACGATCGAGAAGGGACGGTCGATTGGAAGAAGCTAATTCGAGAACGAGAGTCTGCCACTACTCACATGTCGGTTTCCGGCTCGACCTTTAAACAAGGCCGCTTCGGGTTTAAGAATGACACTTGGGTAAAAGACCCCGACTGGGGTAATGATACTTATGAGTCATTCGCCTTAGGTAGCTTTGTAGATCCTGGGGATGTTATCCCCTCGGATGTGAGCTGGCTAGCATATGACGACGTGGTGAACCAGGCGTTGATGCGTTTCATCTCTCAAGCGAACTCCGTACAACGCTCTTTTCAGGGCGGCGTATTTTTAGGAGAGCTAAAAGAGACAATTCATCAGATCAGGCACCCAATGTCTGCCATCAAGTCGCACCTGAATACTTATTTAGGGAACGTAAAGAAACGTTCCGGTAAGCTCAGGTTAAACGGCAGGGTGGTTGGTAGCGGGTCCCTTGCAGAACGGTCACGAGCTGCTCGCAGCTCTCTGCAAGGTGTGATCTCGGACACGTGGCTCGAAGCCCAGTTTGGAATAAAGCCATTGGTGCATGATGTGCAAGATGCTGCAACAGCACTTGCACGTTACATCATCGATGAGTTTCCTTCCAAGGTGGTTAAGGGTAAGGCAAAATACTCCGAAAATCTAGGGGATGCTTTTTCCACTAGGTTTCTCGGTACGGGGCAGGTATTCACACGCTACAGCAGATTGTCTTCACTTCAAGTGAAGATCTACGGTAGTGTTAAGGTACAGTGCTCCGCGAACGCTGCGCATGCTTTTGCCCTCGCGGGCGTGACATGGCGTGACTTCGCTCCTTCTCTATATGAGTTAATACCCTACTCGTTCCTCGTGGACTATTTTACCAATGTTGGTAGTTTAGTCGAGGCGGCCAGCTTTAACACAGCAACGGTCGCTTGGGCGAACATTGGCGTCTATGTAAAGTCTGTTAGCGAGCAGATTGAACAGCGCTATACACCGTTCCCCAGCCCTAATGGTCATTACAACCTGAAGGGTTCCTCCTTAACGCCTAGTGGTCCTTTCCGCTTCGAAAAGTTTGTTAAGTCAAGAGACCAGTATATCGGGGGGTACATGCCTTCTTTGGCATTTAAACTTCCCGGTATAGGTCAGTCCCTCAACATCTTGGCACTAATAGGCCAATCTCGAAGCTTGTCCCAATCGTTGGCGCGTCGCGGCTAACTTTTGGATCCAGTAACAATCTGTTACTTTTACCTTGTTAACCTATGAAGGATAAACCACATGACGTGGTCTCCCGATTCGTCCATTACAGGTGCTGCGCAGACTGGGTTCACCGATCCGACCTATACGGTCGTCGATGATACCCCGCCTGCAATCAACGCGAAGCAAAAGACTGTCACCGCCCTCGGCGGTACCCAGACTGGCGTTTCCGCGTCGAGTGTTTCACGGCCGTTCACGATGACGTTCTATAAGCCCAATGCGAAAGCATTGCCGCCTGCGAACGCTCTGACGGGGCTCCGTGCGACACCGCCGAATAACCAGTGGCGCATCGTCTTCCGTAAGGGAGGCGAAGCGGCCGCTGGCGTGCCGGTCACGGCCATCGCTCGTATTACGATCGATGTGCCCGCCGGTATGGAGACTTACAACCCGGCCGAGGTCCGTGGCTTGCTGTCGTTTATGATTGGGGCTCTTCTTGAAGAGGCACCTGATCTTGGCGACAGTCTGGTCACGGGCGTTGCCTGAGTAAGCGCACGGTGGCGAAGTGGTTAATTCCGCTGAGCCTTCTGATCGCTTACCTGACGGGCGCGGGGAGCCTTACGGACTTCCTCGCGTCTTTCGGCACGGCAGTGCAGGGCATGAAAAGCCCTGTAGTAGCAGCAGAGTCCATCCTGGACAACGCTCGCTAACCATCCTCGATGCCAGAACGGCGTTGAGGATGCTGTTCTTAGTTATCCAGTCCTTGGATGACTAAGATGGTTGTATTTCTTTTATTCGGAGATTCAGTATATGGCAATCAGCCCTGCTGTTTTGAAGAGCTACCTTCTGAGTGATCTATCCGACCAAGGCCTCCCCTTCGAGGGAGAAGCGTGGCCGGACATTACCCTAAGAGAAGCAGCGTCATTATCTATTAGCGAGTCCCTCCTTAAAAAGTGGGAAGTTGATAATAGCTCTGATGCCGATAAGGCTGCCTTAGAAAAGTTTCTCCAAGTCAACGTTGCTTGCGAGAAATGGGCACTACCTGATCGTACCACCCTTTCGGAAACGGATGGGTGGCGGTCTGAGTTACTCCTTAATGGCGTTAAAGACGTCGTGTGGAGTTTCTGGAATAGGCGAGGGTATCCTTTAGTGGATCACCCGTTCGATCTCCTTGCAAAAGGTAAGGTCGGGCCAGGTGCTAACGCACTTGCCGGTGGTGGGGACTTCTATACGAAGTTTTTCTCCTCTCGGTTATCCTGTAGTGATCGCTCATTGTACAATTGGTACAAGCGCTACATCGCGGATTTTCCCGAATGGTCGTCCGCCGAGGCAACTCGGCTAGACAGCTACGGAGAACCAGTTGTAGTCCAAGGTAGTAGACTAGCCTTCGTACCGAAGAACGATAAGATCTCTAGGTGCATTTGTGTCGAGCCGACGCTGAACACGTATTTTCAGTTAGGTTTGTCCTGGCACCTTGAGCGGCGGCTTTCCGAGAGATTTGGTATCTCCCTGGAAAGTCAGCAGTTCAAGAATAGAGATCTTGCATGCCTTGGTTCGATAACGGATAATCTATCAACGATAGATTTGTCGTCCGCATCGGATTCGATATCTCTTGGGATGTTGCGGTGGCTTTTGCCACCCGATTTCTATAATCTTCTTATGAAGTATAGATGCAACCAAGTTGAGATACCGGGGCATGGCAGCGTGCAATTGAATATGGTCTCTACAATGGGTAACGGTTATACCTTCCCATTGCAAACCATGATATTTTGCGCTGCGGTTGTCGCGTGTTTCCATCTAAGGGGAATACCTTTAGATAATAAATCCTCCGTTTCGAAATGGGGGGTTGGACGCACGTCGGAAAATTTGTGGGGAGTCAATGGAGATGACATAATCGTCCCGCGTGAAATCACGCAGGATGTCATTTTCCTCTTGAAGCTCCTTGGATTTTCCGTTAATGACGACAAGACCTTTGTCGAAGGTCCGTTCAGAGAATCATGCGGCGGTGACTACTTTAAGGGCACCAATATTCGAGGTGTCTACATAAAGCGGTTGAAAACCGACGCTGATCTTTACTCTGCATATAATCGACTTATCCGCTTCCAGACAAGGAGCGGGATTGCTCTCCCTAAAACGCTAGCCTTTCTCTTCCGAAATATGAAGAGAGTACTGCTAGTGCCAAGATGGGCAAACATCGATTCGGGTATCCACTGTCCCTTATACGTGGCTAGACCTCACCTCAAGCAAGTTGCTCCTGGTACTTACGAGTACTACGAGCTGCTTCCTGTGGCTAAAAAGGTCCGGTTTACAGATACAGGGAAAGTTGTCGTACCTAGACGACATAAGCCTCGTTTGTATAATCCTCCGGGGTTATTGACGAGTATATTGCAGGGCTCGGTTAAGAGCGGAGCAATGGGTGTACGTGATAGTGACACCCTACGCTACGTTACGAAGCGCCGTTTCACTCCTATGTGGGATGGTTGCGAGTTCAGGAGGTTAGATTTCCGGAAATTAGCATGGCAGAGAATGTCGCGAGACATACTCTTAATGCTAGTCGACGGGAATACTATTCCTGATGTCAGTTCCGAACGTCATTCATATGACTACGGAATTGACTGGGGCCGGTGGGAATCCGGCTGCTCTTCTGCCCTCGAAAGAGGCGGACGAGTAACAGAG